GGCCAGGCATGATCAACATGCGGGTCCGTCTCATGAAGGTCACGTTCCGGTATCTTCAGTTCCAGGCAGGCACCCCGCTCCCTCGGGTCATGGTCGCGAGTGTCGAGCTTGAGGAAGAGCCGTTGGAGCGGATCTACTCCGAGAACGCCTTGAGGCAGGGCACCTATCGCGCTTGGGGTGCGACGACCCGCTCTCGTCGATCTGGGAGGCGCTAGTGCCTGCTGTTCGTCTATCGCGCTATGAGTACGCCCCTGTCGAGCAAGACGAGTGCGGTCGTTTGTTCCTAGACGTCCCCGACCCGATCGCTCGAACCTCGCGACTCGACGACGCTCGGATCCTTACCGGGGAGGGGGACACGATCTTCGCCCTGGCTTGGCGTGCGTACGAAAGCACGCTCGACCGAGAACAGGACATTCGCCCCACCGGGTTCTACTGGGTGATCGCCCAAATGAACGACTTCGTGGATCTCGATCAGGTCCTCTCAATCCCGAACGCCTCCCGCGTTCGTGTTCCCAGTGTCCAGACCTTGGTCGGTGACATTCTCGTTCCGCCACGGTTCTTCGAGAGCGACAAGTTGATCGTCGCTACGTCGGTGGTGTAGTGGCGAATCTCGATATCTCAAGCCCGGGATTCGTGGTCACGGTGATCGCAACGAATCCCGTCCTGCGGATCAAGGGTAAGACCGACCCGAATGCTCTCGGACAGGTCCTCGAGCGAATGACGGACGTGACCGAGCGGGTTGTGAGCTTCACCTACGAGGACGCCGAGAAGGAGCAGGACATTCTCAAGCTCCAGCTCGACAACTCGGACCTCTACTTCCTCGAACACCCCGCTTGGGTGAAGGGGAATGTGGTCAAGTTCGTGTTCGGGTATCCGGGCAGGATCTTCGGTCCTCGCTTCGCCGTCGTCGACAGCGTTCGTGGATTCCTCACGCTCGATATCAACTGCGTGGAGGACGCGAGCTTGTCGAACAAGGCCAAGTGCCGGAAGTTCGAGAAGATGACCAGGACCGAGGTCGTGAGCACGCTCGTCACGGAGAGGGCTTTCGGAAAGAACGTGTCGGTCTTTCGTTACCAGAAGAGCCCAGCGGACGACGAGGGGAAGAAGGACTGGCAGCAAGCCCGACAGAGCAACTGGAACTTCGTTCAGCGCCTCGCCGAGAAGGTGGGGTATGAGGTGTATGTCGAGGGGGCGGAACTCGTCTTCCTCCCTCGCCGCCTTGATCGTCGGCCCGACCGTCGCTACGAGTACTTCTACGGGGTCGGTGACCTCCTCGACTTCACGATCAAGGAGTGGCGCGTCGCTGACCGAGCCTCCGAGACGCGAGTCGCTGGCCGTGATCCGGTGGCGAAGAAGAATATCGAGTCGACCGGATCGAACGAGAACACGGCTCGCTCAACTACCGGGAATCAGAACTCGCTCCAGATCACGCGAGGCGCGGGAGGGACGCTGGACACGGTCTCGGGTTCTCAAGTTCACACGACACCCGAGACGAATCAGACCGCCGTCACCAACGAGGCGAACACCCACTTCAACCGACAAGAGCAGGGTGAGGTCAAGGCCTCGGCGAAGATCATTGGGGATCCCCTCTTGGCTGCGAAGAGCATGATCGAGATCGTGGGGATCTCGGCGCAGCTCTCCGGCAAGTACTACGTGACCAAGCACATTCACGAGATCTCTCGTTCGAGCGGATACACCGGCAAGCTGGAGCTACTGAAGAACGCGACCACCTCAACCCCGACCTCTCAGCCCCCGACGTTGGATCAGAGCAAGGCAAACGAAAACAGGAAGCCCGTGGCCGACGATCGCAAGCTCGTGATCCGGCGCGACGTTGACTCTGGCTCGATCACTCAGGAGCGCCAGTAGTGCTCGGGGCCCACGATCCACACGGGCTCCACCAGGGCTCTCGCTCACACGAAGGGCCCGGTTGGGCCAGAGAACAGTTATCGACGATCCTGGAGGCTCGCAGGGGCCTCCTCGGGGTTCCCTCAAAGACGACCTGAAAGGTTTGCGGTACCGCAAGACATGGCCGAAGACACCCACACGACCGAACGAGACACCCGGGACGCCCGCTATGACGGGATGTTCTTGGGTGAGGTTGTGCAGATCGGTCCTGAGGTCGACCCGAACAAGGTCGGACAGATCCTGGTCAAGGTCCCGGGGCTTCTCGAACCGAGCTCTCTTCCTGCGTTCCCGATCGGTCGTGCGTTCGGGGTGAACAACGGATCGTGGTGGATCCCCGAAGTCGGGACCAACGTGATCGTGTTTCTCAATCAGGGTGACGTCGATCACCCCTACTACCTCCCGGGCCCATGGGGCGCACCGGACGGGGTCAGTGACGTTCCTGACCAGGCGCCGAACGGGAGCGTGGACCACCGAGTCGAACGCTGGCGCGATTTCCACGTCACCTTCAACGGTGAAGACGGGTCCGAGACGTTCACGATCGAAGACCTCGGCTCCGGCACCAAGATCGTGATCGACCGCCCCAGCGGGGGCGACTTCCTCCGCGACGTCGAGGGTGCCGAGGTGATCAACGTCGCCGGGGACCGTGACGTCCCGGTCGAGACCGGGGACGAGACCCATACGGTCGCAGTCGGGAAGCGCACGACCTCGATCCAGGGTGACGAGACCAAGACCGTCATCGCAGGCAACGACCTGAAGACGATCACGGCTGGGAACGAGACGACCAACGTCCTCGTCGGGAACTCGACCGAGACTGTTGCACTCGGGTCGAAGATCATGACCACTGGGGCGGCAATCCTCCAGACCGCAGGGACGCTGTTCACCCTGCTCGCTGGAGGCGCGGTCAGTATCACCGGAGCGAGCGTCGTGGTGAACTCGGGGGCTGGTCCCTCGACCATGCTCTCCGGTGGCCTCATGACCAGGACGTTCCTCGGCGGGATCCTGGAGTCGGTGACCGGAGCGGTCGCGCGCACGATCAACGGAGCTTTGACCGAGACGCTGATCGGCGCGGTCTTCCACGGAGTGACCGGGACGTTCGGTCGGACCGTCTCTGGCCTCGCCACCTACACGTTCAACGGCGGGCTCGCCATAATCGGGACCGGCCTCGCGCTCGGAACCGGTCCAGGACACAAGGTCCTGGTGAACCTGGACGTGATCGCCGCGATCAACGTCATGATCACCGCTCACAACACTCACGTTCACGGCGGGATCATGGCCGGGGCTGCGAGCACCGCGCTCCCTTCCGTCCTGGTCCCTTCGATCATTGCCCCCGGGAACCCTGTCCCGTTCAACGAAACCGACATGCTCACAGTGAATGTGAGCGCAACGTGACGCGGGTCGGGCTGAGCGGGTAAACTCTCCAGGAGGAACAGACATGGCGAAGAAGATCACATACACGAACGGTATCGTGCGTCAGTTCCCGGACGACCAGCAGTTCTGCTGGGTCACCGGGGCGGACGAGGCGAAGAACAAGTGGTGCAAGAAGAAGATCGCGGACCTCCTGGTCGGGGATAAGACCGCGTACTACTTCGAGCCCAAGGGTCCTGTCAGCGAGATCGCTACGATCGTAGACATTTAGTAGGAGAACAACATGGCTCGCAACACTTTGGCGGTCGAGTACACCACGCCAGCGGCACAGGTTCAGGTCTATCGCCTGAACAACGGGTCGTTCCTCGCGCTTGGCAATCCGTTCACTCCTGGGAACGGGATGGTCACGCAGGCCGATCAGAACGGTCACACGAATCTCGCGGTCGAGTTCGGCGGTGACTTCTACGTCAACGTTGGCGGCGACGTGAGGAAGTTCGACCCGTCCACGGGCAACTGGATCGCCGAGTCTCTGCCAGCGGTAACGCTCGACGGCGTGTATGAGTTCACCGGGTTCTTCATTGGGTGGAGCGCTGCTGGCGTCCCGCGCTTGTGCTGGGCCTTGAGGCAGAACGGCAACCTCGCTCAGACCATGTTCCTGGACCTGGGTGGTGCGTGGGCCCTCGGCGCTGTCGGTCCGGTCGCGGCGGCCAACACCTCGCAGGGTCCTGGAGGGCGTGCCGTCTTCCGCAACAGCTTCCATACCAACCTGGGAGGGACCGAGTTCGCGACCTATGACATTGCGACCGATTCGTGGACGGTCCAGGTCCACGGACAGAACGCGCGAATCGAATACGTCCGCGCCCGAGGACGTCTCTTTGCTCTCCACATCATCACCACCTTCGTCAACGGGTTCATCGACATCAGCGAGTTCGTCGGCGGAGCCTGGACGCAAGTGTTCCTCGGCGCCTCGCTGGGCCAGCCGATGCTCCAGTGCAGCAGTGGCGGTTACCCAGCCGCTAACGGGATCGGTGGATCACCGGGGTTCGCCGGGTTCTATGACGCCACTGCGGACAAGATCATCATCGTGGGCTACGAGGATCGCGGGGCCGTCGGGACGCGAGGACTGAAGGTCCTGACCTTTGACCCCGACACCCTCGCCGTTGTCGACGTCACCGCCACCGTGGCTCCGGCCGCCATCCGCTACAACACCGCCGCTCCGACCACGAACACCGACTGTCGAGTCGTCGTCCAGGTCGACAACGAGACCAATCCTTTGGTCCACGCCGTGACGATCTGGATCGAGATCGACACGGGCCAGTGGGAGGGATTCACCTACGTTGATCCCGCGACCCTCATGGTGTCTATCGGGACCGGAGGTGGTCGAGAGATCGCGCTCGCCCACGACGTCATGGGAGGCGGCGAGTTCTTCTACGAGGGCTCGACCACCGCTGATCCTCACCGCTCGGTCATGGAGGTTCTGGCGCGCGTCCCGATCCCCGGTGGAACCCGCATGTTCTTCACCGCGCACGTCTTCGACGAGACCGGCGGGGCTCCGGCGACCAGCGACCTCACCATGGCGCTCTACTTCAACGTCTCCGCCGAGGGTGACAAGGGCAAGCCCGGAGACTTGTGTCAGATTGCAGCGGCGGCTCGCTTCTCCGGCGCCGGATCTATCCCGGTGCTCAACGCGGGCAAGGTTGACAGCGTCACGCCGGACGGCACGACGGTCTACTCGGTGGACTGGGACGCGGTCGGCGGCGCTCAGGTCGCGGACGGGATCTTCCACCAGTTGATGCCTCGTCTAGAAGTCTAGGGATTGCGGTACCGCAAAACGGACCCTGAGGAGTAGCGATGCCCCAACTTCTGTTCTACAACCCGTTCACCACTCCGCAGGTGTTCCTATACAACAACGCCACTCCTGCGGCGGTCGGGAACACGTTCGGTACTGCTGATACGCAGACCACGGGTGTCAACGAGGCCAGGCAGCGAAACCGGGCGATCCACTTCCAAGGTGAACTGTATGCCGTGAACGCCGACGGGATCTACCAGAAGGACGACCCGACCGTGATGACCGGGAACTGGTCTCAGGTCTTGGCCTTCACCAACCCGGACGCCCAACCCGGGTTCGGTGGGCTGTATGTGTACGACAACAACGGCACCCCGGGGTTGATGGGCGTCTATGCCGGGAGCGACGCAGCGAATGCAATGCGTTGGTTCAAGTACGACGGGACGACGTGGTCTCAGGCCGTGACTCACCAGGCGATCAACAACTTCACCGTCTTCCTCGAGTTCATTGTCTTCAACAACATGCTGATCGGGCTGGCGGGGAGTGCTTCGGGAGGGACGTTCGAGTTCACTTTCGACCCCGCCACGGAGCTTGTCTCGCAACCCAACGATCTGTTCCCTGACCAGTCGACGAGCTTCTGCATCTTCAAGGGTCGACTGTTCGCGCTCTACAACGAGAGCGGCTCCGAGGAAAAGAAGCTCGCGGAATACACGGGGGCGTGGACCGAGATCAGCACCATTGACACCCTCGCGAGTAGCGGACCAGGGCAGACCGCCACCTACGCGCTGTTCAACGACGGCACCAATCTGGTCGCGGTCTATCTGATCAACGGGGCCGCGAACGACGACGGGTGGAGAGCGCAGTACACCACTGACGGGCTGGTCTGGAACGACATCACCACGACGATCCTCCCTGCCTCCCTGCGCAGCGTCAACGACGGCGGGTCGTTCTCTGGGAACGTCCAGAACGAGCGCATGTTCCCCGTGTATGACGCGAACACGGTGCCTGGCTCCCTGGCTCAGTATCTCTACCACTCGGTCAACGGGACCATCGGCAACGTGTTCAGCATGTGGCTGTACAACGGGATCGGTTCGGTGATCACCCTTGTCGACACCGGGGGAGAGACCACGCACGCGATCCCAAGCGGGTGGCCCAACGCGGGCGAGCGAATCTGGACTGCTGGTGAGCGCACCATTCAGATCGTCGCCCGATCCCGGGTAGCTGGAGGAGAGCAACTCAGCTTCGTCGCCTACGGAGGTGGCACCGGGCTGAACGTCAAGATGTACCACGCCCTTCATGGCTCTCCGCTCCTGATCGAGTCCACGCTCTCGACCCCCGTCACGGGTGGGTCCGCTACCTTCAACGGTGGGTCGAATCAGGTCGAGAACGTTGCCGCTGACGGGTCTACCGTCTACACCATCGTCTGGGACTTCTCGTCCGACACCTTGTCGGTCGGGGCTCGTGTTGATCGCGTCGCGAGGATCTTCGCCTAGTGCCTATCGGACCAGCGTCTAACGGATTTATCGACCCGGATCCGGGGTCCGCGCTGGGTCCGGCTGCGTTTGGGTTGATCCAGAGTTCACCGACGGGGGTCCCAGCGCTCTTGGTCTGGGACAACACCTCGTTGAACCCTCAGGCTCACCGGTTGATCGACGGGGTGAGGCTAGAGTCTGTTCAGCTCGGGGGCCAGACGGGATTCCCGTCTGCGGTTATCGACCTCTCATTCGGGACCCCACCCCACAACCGAATCGTCGAATTCCTCGGTGACCTCTACCTGCTTCACCGAGGCACCGTCTACAAGTTCAACTTCGGCTCCAAGCTCTGGGTGACGACAGGGTTCACCTTGACCTCGCCCCCGTTGAGTGACGACCAGGCCATGAGTGGGCTGCACGTCATGGACGTCGCGGGTCAGGCAGCGCTTGTCGGGGTCTATGTTCGGAGCGGCAGCAGCAGCGGAGGAGCCTTCTGGTCCTTCGACGGATCCTCTTGGAATCAGTCCACCAACACGAACCTGTCGGCCTCGTGGCCTCGGTTCACTCTCCCCTATCAGGGACTCCTCTGGGCATGTGGAGGGACGGATGGCGAGGAAGTCTACAACTACAACTTCGACACCGATACCTTCTCGTTCTTCGCTATCACCGGAACGGTCGCTCCTCGTAACGGCCAACTGATCAACTTCCAGGGACGCCTGTTCTGGGTCGGGACAAACTTTTCCGGTGGCCTTCGTCAGCCGGTCCTCTTCAAGGAACTTGTCGGGGGCAGCTTCGTCGACGTCACCTACAGCGGAGGTGCGAATCCCGGGCTCATGGTCACCCTGGACACCCAATCCGCTGGGTCATTCACGATCTTCGGGGACGCGGGTCGAATGTATGTCGTGTTCTGGAACATGGACGACAACCTCACGCTCGGTCAAATGGCATGTCACGAGTTCGTGCCAAACGGAACCGCCCCGGGGTCGACCCTCCAGGAGAACGATATCTCCGCGACCGTGATCCCTGCCGAGTGGCTCACCGGAGGGGCGAACGAGAACCTCGGGTCACTCTCGACTCAGTGCAACGGCTACGTGAACACGTCAGACCCCACCAGCCATGAGATCTATTGGTGGAGGCTGAACGACGGGAACTCAGTCGTCTCTACGTTCTGGAGGTGGAACGGAAACGCTGCCTTGTGCGATGTGGCCAACAGCGTCCTCGGGAGAACCTTCGCTTTCCCCATGGGACCGAACACACAGAGCAATCGTCTCTACACCGAAGGGGAGTTCGACGTCACCCTGGAGAATGCCCAGATCTCACCTGGCAAGATCACGTTCGACTTCCAGGCTCACCTTCCTCTTGACGGGAGCAGTCCACCGAACAAGCAGGCTCGTCTATACTATTCCTCAGGAGGGAGTGGGTGGACTCAGGCGACTTTGCACGCTTCAGCCCCGACAGTCGTCTCGGGTGGTGACGCGGCCCCGACGATCGGGGGGAACCTGCTTCAAGGGATCGTGGTCGGGGCGTCCAAGTTTCAAGCGGGGTGGGACGCGATTGCTGACGGATTCACAGGATCGGCCCAAGAAGCCGAATTGCTTTTGGAAGTCTTCTAGCTCATGACGGTCAGCAATAGAATTCGCTCGTTCGCGACTGACTTTGCTGCCAGTACGTCTACGCCCTCGAACAGGATCAGGACGCTTACCGAAGGTGGGCCAAGCACCTTCGCGACCAGTAACGTCGCGTCGATCTCTGACTTCCAGGTCCCCGGCCCAGCGGTCGACGCGGGCCCCTCGCAAGAGGTTGCTCTTGACGCAGCCTCGAATCCCCCGAACGCCGGTCCTGCTGCGGAACAAGCCCTCGACGTCCTTCAGAACGCGACGAACGTCGGTCCTGCTGCGGAACAAGCCCTCGACGCTACGTCGAACCCTCCGAACGCCGGTCCGGTCCAAGAGCAGCCTGGGAATTTCCTCCCGACTTCGTGGACTGGACCACAGCAGGAGCAGGCCCTCGCGTCTCTCCCGATCCCGCCAGCGACGAAGTTCGCCGGTCCTGCCCAGGACTCTCTTCTCAACTCGCTTCCTCAGGACGAGCCCAGCGGTGGACCCACCCAAGAGATCGCTCTGGACGCGATCTTGGGAACCTCCCCGTTTATCAACGACGTCACCGTTGTCCAGCGAGATGCCGCCACATCGTTCCTGACCGACGTCGCCTACCGTGCCGGTCAGGTACTCGGCGACCCCCTGACGACCGAGGTCGAGTTCATGGTCGGTGGAGGGGCGTGGACCCCCGCGACCGCTCAGGTCTTCGACCGAAAGCACGATCCTGAACTCCCCGAGAACCTGATCCGGCCACTGATCAGGCAGGGACTCGAAGCCTACTGGCGGTTCCAGACCGACTTCCTCGACAGCGGAGAACGACAGAAGCCCCTCACCGAGAACGGGACAGTGCCGTTCGTGGCCGGACTCCTCGGTGACGCAGCGCAGTTCACCGCGAATCAGAACAACTACTTGGAGCGCGCGAGCAACGACGCAGCCCTGGATCTTCCGGGCAGCACCGACTTCACTCTTCACACCTGGGTTCAGTGGACCAACCTCACTGGCGAACAGGTCGTCATGGAGAAGTTCGGACCGGCTGCAATCCCCGAGGGCTGGAGTCTGGTCAAGCTCGCGGACAACAGGATCCAGTTCCAGTACAACAACATTTTGATCTCCACGCTGAACGTCCTCGCGGTTGCCGACGCGACCTTCCACCAGATCGTTGTTCGGCGACTCAATCGAGTGATCACGATCTGGTACGACGGGGTCGAGCAGGTCTTGTCGTTCCTCCCGCCCGAGCCGATCCCGGAGTTGATCCCGAGCACGAACCCGTTCCTCATGGGTCGCCGCGTGGGAGTGACGAGCAACCCCCTTCACGCCTTGGTCGACGAGACTCAGATCTGGCTGCGAGGAACTTCAGGCGCCGAGATCCTGTCCCTCTACAACTCGGGCGCAGGACTGGTCCTCGAGGGCACTGCGACGACGGCTCCCGGGACCCTGTTCAACTACGTCTGGCAACCGTTCTTCGATCTCCCCGAAGGGACGTTCACCGACGTCTTCATTCGGATCAGCGTCTCGAACAACCCCACCACCACGGTAACGGTCGGCCCCTTCACGATCGTCACCACGACCCCGACGCAGGCCGACGCCCTCGCTGCTGCTCAGCGCCGTAGGAACATTCAGTCCAGGACCCCGTTTGACTTCCTCGGTTGCGGGCTGGTCATTCCTCTTCGTCGTGGATCGCGCGACCTGGTCAACGGGTGCGACGTCGAGCTGATCAAGAGCAGCGTGGCACAGATCCTAGGAACGAGGGCGGCAGTCGGCCGATCGCTTCTCGGCGACCTTCCCTGGCGTCCCGACTTTGGGAGTAAGATCTGGGTCTTGAGACACAGGAGGAACGATCCTACTCTGGAGGGCGAGGCACAGTCGTTCGTCCTCGAAGCGCTATCGTGGGAGCCTCGCGTCGAGGTCACCCAAGTCACGGTCGAAAGGGAGCCGCTCGCGAACCCCAACGAGCTTCGCATTCGGGTCAAGTACGAGATCATTTCGGAGAACGTCGACGACAACCGGGTGGTCTTGCCGGAGTTCGAGGAAGTCGTGACAATCTCATGAGTCTTGCGGTACCGCAAAACAGGGTGGTGACCTAGTGGTCGACACGATTACTCAGCAGTCCCAGGATTTCACGAGCCGAGATTTCGATTCGTGGGTGCTGGAGCTCCGCGCTCGCACGAGCACCGCATTCCCAGGATGGACCGATTTCAACACGCCGAACTTCGGCAACATTCTCCTGGAGATGTTCGCTCACACCCTCGACGTGCTCAGCTTCACCCAGGACCAGCAGTACCTGGAGACGCGGATCGTGTTCGCACGGCTCCGTCGCTCCATGATCGCCCTCGGGAAGAACGTAGGGTTCGAGCTTCCCGGAGCCACGGTCTCAACAGTCGACCTCGAACTCACGATCGCAGACGGGATCGCTCGAGCTACCGATCTGATCGTCCCGAAGGGAACGGTGATCAAGACCACCGACCTCGCCGAAGACGTCGAGTTCGACCTGACCGCTGACGCCACGATCCCCGCTGGGTTGATCCAGATCACCACCGCTGCGGCAGAGAATGCACGAGAGCGGATCGACGCGTTCGTCGCGGACGGAACCCCGGAGCAAGCTGTCCAGCTTGGCTCGATCCCCTATGTGGACGAGTCGGCAATCGTGGTCGTCGGGGCGTTCACCTTCATCGAGGTCGACTCGTTCCTACAGTCCGGTCCCACGGACAAGCACTTCGTGGTCTCCGCCGACCAGGACAACCGAGCAACGGTCAGGTTCGGTGACGGGATCAACGGCGAGGCCCCCTCCGGCGCGGCGAACGTCACCTACAAGACTGGCGGAGGCTCGGACGGGAACGTGGACGCCAACACGCTCGACGAGTTCCGCGACACCAACCGCTTCGACACGGTCGGACTGGAGACGGTCCAGCTCCTCGTGAGGAACCCGCTCGCGGCTTCGGGTGGTGTTGACCGCATGAGTGTCGAAGAGGCTAGGGTGGCTATCCCTGCGAGCCTCAGGACGATTGGGAACCGGTCCGTCACCCAGACCGACTTCGAGGACAACGCCCGGAAGGTCCGTGGTGTCGCGCGGGCCATGATGCTCACCAGCGACAACGATCCCTCGATCCCAGAGAACTCCGGTCTCCTGTTCATTGTCCCGGTCGGCGGCGGCCTCCCGAGCGCGGCGTTGAAGACCGAGGTCGAGGACTTCATCAACAGCGACTTCCCCCCGACGTTGACCTTCACGTTCAGTGTCGAAGACCCCACGCTGCTGATCATCTCGATTGCCGCGACCGTGTTCCTCAATCAGGGAGTGACCGAGCCCGAGGCGCGCACCGCAATCGAGGAGAGCTACGACTCCTTCTTCGCCCTGCTCAACTCGGACGGGTCGCAGAACACCCAGATCGACTTCGGGTTCAAGATCCGCACCAACGTCATGCCTCCAGGCTCCGGGATCGGGGAGCTACCGTTCTCCGACCTGTTCAACGCCCTGCGAGACGCGACGAAGCCTGACGGGACCTTGGCTCTGCGTAAGGTCGACGAAGACACTTTCACCCCAACGAACGACGTGCTGCTCGCAGATCGCGAGTTCCCCGTCCTCGGTTCAATCACCCTGACCAACGGGGACACCCTGGCCCCCTTCTAGCCCTATGACCTTGGAACTCGAAAAGCTACTCCCCGCGTACAACTTCAGGATCGACGACAGCGGCGACCTGAATCGCGTGATCAACGAGATCTTCCAGCCCGTACTGGATCTCGCTTGCGCGGAGGCCGAGCGGTGGGTCGAGCAGCAAGACCTTGACACCATGGATTCCCAGACGATCAACGCGCTGCTGCGTGATCTCGGGAACCCGTTCGAGGCTGTGTTCGGGGAGACCCTGAACAGGCGCAAGCTCCTGGCTCGCGTGCTGATCGACATCTACAAGTCGAAGGGATCCGAGCCAGCCCTGGTCGACGTGATCCGAGCGATCACCGGGATCGACGTGGTCTCGATCATCAGTCCCGCGACGATCGACTCGTGGGACTTGGGGCAGGACGTGATCGGGGACACCGCCGCCGATCCGCCGCTTGCGGACCCGCTGAACACGGATTTCGCAATCCTTGGACCAGATCCTCAGTTCACTCTATACTCGTTCCAGGTCGAAGTGGATCGAGTCCTGACGGACGAGGAACGCGAAATCTTGACGGAGATCATCAACCTAGTGAAGCCCGCTCATACCCACTTCCTCGGCTTCAAGGAGCCCACGGTCGCAGGCTTGGTGGATCACTGGGAGTTGAACCTGAGTTTCCTGCACGAGTCCGGCGAGACTCTTGTTGGTGACGAAGTCGACCTGCACGAGTAAGGAAAAGACATGGCTGATCGCAAGGACTTCTTCTTCCGCCAGCGGGTCACTCAGGCCGAACTGGACGAAGCGTTCCAAGACATGGAGATCGCGGATAACCGGATCGTGTCCGAGATCATGGGCGCTGGGTTCCTGATCGACGGACCGAATCCCGCGACCGTCGAGGAGAACACGGTCCCGGACGCGTTCGTCCGAGTGAATCAGTTCCTCGGGTACGATCAGCTTGGTCGCCGGCTCTCGAACCTCCTCTCGGGATTCCAGGGTGGAATCAACCTCGGTGCTCCTCCGCCGCAGATCGTTGATCTGAGCGTGGACGAGGTCGCCGCCTCCACCGTCGTGAGCACCCCGGGCAACGAGAAGATCCTCTCGATCTTCATCGAGTTCGCGCGCAACCCCACCGACCCCCGCCTGGACGGCAACGCTGCGACGGTCTTCTTCGAGCAGGACGAGTCGATCCAGTTCAATATCGTTCAGTCGGCAGAAGCCGCTGTCGGGTTCGCGGTGCCCTCCCCGCTTCGGACTGACCAGATCCTGATCGCCGACGTGACGAGGATCTTCGCGCAGACCGCGTTCCTCAACGCCGACATCGACCAGTCCCGGCGTGAGGCGTTCACGTTCGGGCTCCTCCACGGTGGAAGTCACGCGGAGAACGGTGGAGACCCCACCCCGAACGCGGTCGCCGTCGTGGGCCAGGGCGGGCTCATGTCCGGCGTTGACAAGGTCAAGGTCGACGATATCACCTTCACCGCAGACGGGATCGGCAACAGGATCGGCGTCACTCAGGCGTACGACTTCCAGCCCACGAACGTCGTCGCCCCTGCTGCGACGACTCTTGACGTGACTGGTGCTCTTGTCGGGAAGAGCCCGAACGGATCCTCGATCCTCGAAGCCGTCGTCACCACGGCACCGAACAACACGGTGATCATTCGTGACGAGGACCAGGACGACTTCCTCGACGCGGCGGGCAACAAGGTCTACGCGCGGCTCACGGAGGCAGCCTCGGTCTGGACCCTTTCGTTCTTCGTCTTTGACGAGACCGCCACCGAGGTCGCGTTCGACATGACCCCGTTCGCGGGCAGCGCGATTATCTGGTTCATTCTCGAGACGTTCTTCATTCACAACGCCCCGACGTTCCCCGCTTCGCGAGTGATCCCTTCGGATCAGGTCGCCGCCGAAGTCCCCACCGCGACCGTGACCGTTGAGGGCAAGGGACTCGCGGCCCCGAACAAGCCCGCTGGTCCTCCCCAAATGGGCGCGATCAACGAGGTCTTGAACGCGGGTGGCGACGTCTCGGGTGGGGTCCCCGTCTACCGAATCAACTTCTCCTCTGGCGCGGCGGCCGGACCGAACCCCGGTGAGGTGGACATCACGGCAGGGGCGGGCCCGACTGGCCCCCCGGGGCCCACTGGACCCACTGGACCCACTGGACCTCCCGGGCCGACTGGCCCGACTGGCCCGGGTTTCACTTCGTTCAACTCTGGCGTCAGTCAGGCGCGGACGATCACGACCACCTCGAACCTGAATCTTCCTGCGCACGCGATCGGCTTCAACTGGCGCATGGCAGCGGCGAGTGTCGGCTACACGATCTCGGCCACTGGCTTTGCTGGTATCGCGATCAACTCGATCGCTGGCGTCGGAACGTCCAACGCGACGGTCAACATTCAGGAAGTGGTCGGACTGACCGTCGGGATCACGGCGAAGGTCACCGTGACCGCCGCAGGATAAGATTAGAGAAAGGACGGACTCATGGCTCAGGATCACTACCTCTGGTACGACGCAACCGGCGAGATCAAGGGGCTCTCCCTAGGGCATGAAGCCTGGGACGGGGATCCTCTAGGAACGCCAGACGCAGGCACCCACGCGAAGAACTGCCAGGACAACCAGCTCACGGATCTGGGCATGACTGGAGGGTTCATTCACTCCTGTGCGTGTGACCTCGGGGACTACGACTGCCCGCACGCGGCTGAGGGGATCAACCTCAAGTATGTTGACGATCCGCTCGGGACCCCCGCCCTTACAGACAAGCCTGCCCTCACGATCCTCGTTGACGCCGTCTCGCACGGCGTCAACGATCGAACTCCGATCAACAAGACCCCCGGCGCGAGCGTGACCCTCAAGCTCCAGGCCACTGTTCCAGACGGGACCGAGATCTTGCTCAGGCGCGACGGGGCCTCTGTCTATGGGTCTGACCCGACCTTGACCTTCACCTCGAACGAGACCAACGAGATCACCCTCACGGCTCCCAACCAAGGAGAGCTTGGAGGGCTGCTCGGCACCTCCAAGCTCATGCGCCCCGTGGTGGTGCCGATCCTCGGTTGGGCGTAGTGACTCTCGTCGAAGAGAAGAAGAGCCCGGTCTCTTGGGAGACCCCCACCGGCAACACCGTCGCCTACGAGATCTGCGGGTGGAGGCATGAGTCTGGTCAAGCGAAGGTGATCCAGCGCGACATTCTCGTGATCCCGAACGCGCTCCCAGATCTCATGCGCCAGGTGATCACGGCTGTCGATACTTCGGAGACCTGGGCTAGACCGACCGTCGTGCGCGGCGAGAAGGTCGAGCACGACTACGAGTTCCGAAACTGCCACGCGGCTGCGATCCTCGCGAGCCGAAGCAACGCCCTCAGCGGATTCGAGTTCATTCTCAAAGAGCTGTCGGCTCTCTGGGCGACAGCCTACAAGAACCTCGCCAACTCGTTCATGGACGTCTACGGCTGCGAGAGTGAGTGGCAGCTTCTCCGATACGGCCCAGGCATGTTCTTCAAGCCCCACGTCGACACGATCCACGAGAACGACAAGCTGGCCGG